CTTCCTCCGCTGATTCGGTTTCTACCTTCTTTGTCACCTTCTTGGCCTTCTTCTCGACTGGTGTAGAAGGTGCTTCCTCCGCTGGTTCGGTTTCTACCTTCTTTGTCACCTTCTTGACCTTCTTCTCAACTGGTGTAGAAGGTGCTTCCTCCGCTGATTCGGTTTCTACCTTCTTTGTCACCTTCTTGGCCTTCTTCTCGACTGGTGTAGAAGGTGCTTCCTCCGCTGGTTCGGTTTCTACCTTCTTTGTCGCCTTCTTGGTCTTCTTCTCGACTGGTGTAGAAGGTGCTTCCTCCGCTGGTTCGGTTTCTACCTTCTTTGTCACCTTCTTGGTCTTCTTCTCAACTGGTGTAGAAGGTGCTTCCTCCGCTGGTTCGGTTTCTACTTTCTTTGCTACTTTCTTAGTCTTCTTCTCGACGGGTGCTTCTTCGGAAGGAACTTCATCTACCTTCTTCTTTGTAACCTTCTTAGTCTTCTTCTCGACGGGTGCTTCTTCAGAAGAAGCTGCAGGGTCGGTCTCTCTATTCTTCGGTTTCTTTTCAGCTCCAGCTTCCTTAGGCTTTCTTCCCTTCTTGACTGGTGCTGGCTCTTCGTCTGGGACGAACTCGCGACCAAATACACGAGCCAATTCGACAAGAGCCTCTTGTGTATACTTACCTGTTTGTAAATTTTCAATAATTTCTTCAACAATAGAAGGCAACTGAACCTTCTTATTATATTTTCGAACAGTCTTAGGCTTTGCTGCCGAAACAATCGCAGCAGTCAATTCCTCAGTAGGAGGAATTTCAACAGGAACAATCACATTCTCAACAGTAGTAGTAGTAGTGCTCATTTTAGGATATCAAAGGGTAACTCGGGGGAAATTGTGCTCCTCATCGATTATAAAAAAAGCAAATCAATTTTTTCAGTCCTCACCATGAAATTTCATCCCTTTTTGTCCTATAGAAAATCTGTTCTCACTATATTATAAATGTCATATAATGAAATATTCGCCACACTTTTAGGACGCCTATCAACAGCAATGTCCAATATAGGAGAACAAATGCGTGCAAAAGCATATAAAGCAGCCGAAGAAGCCATTCTTGGGATAACAACCCCAATAACTTCTGTAAAAGATCTTGATAATGTGCCAAAAATAGGAACAACTATAAAACAAAAACTACAAGAATATTTAGATACGAATAAAATAAAGGCATTAGAAGAATATGAAAGTCGTCCAGAGAACATATTTATAAATGTTTATGGAATTGGTCCCAAAAAAGCTAGCGAACTTGTCAAAAAGGGTATTATGTCGATTGATGATTTGAAGGCACGCCAAGATGAGGTTCTCAATAGTGTTCAGAAAACGGGTCTTAAATATTATAATGATGTCTTGAAACGAATACCCCGTTCTGAAATTATTCTTTATGACAAATTATTGAGAACATTGTTTATAAAGTTAAAACACGATGCCAGATATGAAATTGTAGGCAGTTATCGACGTGGCCAACAATCATCAGGAGATATTGATGTTATTTTGACAGCCATAGATCCGGAATTTTTTGACCGATTTTTAGATGTTCTCATAGAAAAGAAAATAATAGTAGAAGTTCTCTCTCGTGGGAAAAGTAAATGTCTTGTTATTGCCAAAATACCTAGTTCGAAAGTTTATAGACGAGTCGATTTTTTATTTGCAACTCCAGAAGAATATCCTTTTTCTGTTCTCTATTTTACTGGAAGCAAGGCGTTTAATGTGGTTATGAGAGGGCATGCTCTTAAAATGGGTTATTCTATGAATGAACATGGTTTCACGCCGGCTTATAATGGTATTATAAAGGATGAACGTGATATTTTCGATGTTCTCGGTCTTGAATATAAATCTCCTGAAGAACGTGTCGATGGGCGTGCTGTGGTTCCTATTACAAATACTTTTTCATCCTCTTCTTCAGAGAGAACAATATCTGAATATATAGAAAATAGCCCCCAAGAAATGGTTCCTATAAAAGGTTCTCAAAAAAAGATACCAAAAAAGGGTCTTAAAGGAAATATTCCTTTTGATTCTCAACAAATATTGACAGAGGTTGTCGATCTTGCGGATGTTGCTTCTTTAAAAAAAGAAAAGAAAACAGAAAAGAAAACAAGAAAAAAGAGAGAACCTAAGAAGAAAAGTTCTCAAAAAAGTCCTTCTATTGATTCACAAAGAACAATCAGCGAAGATATTCGTCTTTCTGACAATCCTGAAGGGCCAATAGACGCCCCCATCGAAGAATCAACTTTAGAACCCACTCTCAAAAAAGAAAAGAAAAAAGAAAAGAAAACAAGAAAAAAGAGAGAACCTAAGAAGAAAAGTTCTCGAAAAAGTCCTTCGATTGATTCACAAAGAACAATCAGTGAAGATATTCATCTTTCGGACAATCCTGAAGGGCCAATAGAAGCCCCCATCGAAGAAACTATTTTAGAGCCTACTCTTAAAAAAGAAAAGAAAACAGAAAAGAAAACAAGAAAAAAGAGAGAACCTAAGAAGAAAAGTTCTCAAAAAAGTCCTTCTATTGATTCACAAAGAACAATTAGTGAAGATATTCATCTTTCTGACAATCCTGAAGAAATTATTTTAGAACCCACTCCCAAAAAAGAAAGGAAAACAAGAAAAAAGAGAGAACCTAAGAAGAAAAGTTCTCAAAAAAGTCCTTCCATTGATTCCCAAAGAACAATAAGTGAAGATATTCGTCTTTCTGACAATCCTGAAAGGCCAATAGAAGCCCCCATCGAAGAAACTATTTTAGAACCTACTCTTATAAAAGAAAAGAAAACAAGAAAGAGAGAACATAATAAAGATGAGACACTTATGAAAAAAGAAATAAATATATCTATCGGAGAGAACACAATGAATATTGTAAAGGATTTCAAGGCCAAGGGACTTCCTGTTTTAGAACCACTATCAGAAAAGGTTCTCAATAAACTCATTCAAGATGCCAATGATGCATATTACAATGAAAATCCACTCTTTACAGACAATGAATATGATATCATAAAGGAATATACAGAAAAGAAATACCCAAAATCAGAAGCCATATGTGCGATAGGTGCTCCTATCAAAGGAAAAAACAAAGTTCAACTCCCATTCGAAATGGCCTCAATGGACAAAATCAAACCCGATTCTGGGGCCTTAGCCTCATGGATGACCAAATATACGGGTCCATATGTTCTCTCTTGTAAATTAGATGGTGTCAGTGGGCTTTATACATGTAGTCAAAAAGGAGAATATAAATTATATACTCGAGGCGATGGTTGTGTAGGACAAGACATTTCACATTTAATAAATGTTCTCAATCTTCCAAAAATATCAGTAGGAATGGCTGTTCGTGGCGAATTTATTATCCCGAAATCCGTATTTTCAAATAAATATGCAAAAGAATTTGCCAATGCCCGTAATTTAGTTTCAGGAATTATCAACAGAAAATCACAAGACGAAAAATCGGCGGATCTCCATTTTGTTACATACGAGGTTATTCAACCGGTTCTCAAACCAAGCGAACAATTAAAGACCCTACATGAAAATGGGTTCCAGGTTGTCCAAAACAAGACTGTTGATACTCTATCTAATTCATATCTTTCTGACCTCCTCCTGGATTGGCGTGCAAATTATGAATACGAAATCGACGGTGTTATTGTCACAAATGATGAAATATACAAGAGAGTATCAGGTAATCCAGACCATGCGTTTGCATTCAAAATGGTTCTTTCTGACCAACTTGCAGAAGCCAAAGTCGTGGATGTTCTATGGGAAGCAAGTAAAGACGGGTATTTAAAACCCCGTGTGAGAATAGAACCCATCCAATTAGCCGGTGTTAAAATCGAATATGCAACTGGATTTAATGGAAAATTCATCGAAGATAACAAAATCGGAATTGGCGCAGTCATTACGATGGTTCGTTCTGGGGATGTTATCCCATACATTAAATCTGTAACGGTTCCTGCAGAAAAGGCCAAAATGCCACTTGTCGATTATATATGGAATAAAACCCATGTGGATATTCTATTAGAAAAACCGCATGAAGACGAAGGTGTGCAAGAGAAGAATATAACAGCATTCTTTGTGACACTTGAAGTAGATGGTTTAGCAAAGGGGAATATTCATAAGCTATACAAAGCTGGTAAAACGACTATCGCTCAAATCTTAAAGATGAATGCTGAGGATTTCGAGAAAGTCGAAGGATTTCAAAAGAAAACTGCGAATAAATTAGCCGATGGTATTAAAGAAAAAGTAGATGCTGCTTCCCTTCTAACCATTATGGTTGCCTCTGGAAAATTAGGTCGCGGATTAGGCGAACGCAAAATCCGACCTATTTTAGAAGCCTATCCGGATATTCTCACGTCCCCAGAAGACCCCGCAATGAAAGAGACCAAATTGAAATCTATCCCCGGAATTGGCCCCGAAAATGCCCGCGAGTTTGTCAAAAACATACCAGATTTCATGGAATTTGTGAAGGAAACCGGATTAGAAGCCAAATTAACAAAACCTATTCCGACCCCAACTGCAAAAGAGACCGTCGAAGGCCCCTTTACAGGTAAAAAAATAGTGATGACCAAAGTGAGAGACCAATCCATTATTTCCTTTGTGACAAATCAAGGAGGGTCTTTTGAAGATAATATGAAAAAAGACGTTTTTGTTCTCATTGTAAAATCAAAAGAAGATGTTTCTAATAAAACCGAATATGCAAATAAAAATGGGATACCTATAATGACAGTAGAAGAATTCAAAGAAAGATATATGTAAATGATGGGTTCATTCCTCTTGTGAAAGAAGAGAAAGAAGCCGTTTAGAGATGAGTTCGACAACAGGAACAGAAACTGCATTTCCGGCCAGTTTATATAAATGCGAATCGGCCAAAGCAGGTAATTTATAAGAAGTAGGAAACCCCTGAAAATTAAAACACTCTCTAGGAGTTAATTTCCTTATTCCTTTATTATCTAACACCAAAGGAACATTATGTCCGCCACTACCCATATTTGCTGTTAGTGTTGGACATTCATTACTCTTATTCTCGCGAACATATACACGTCGGTATTGATAGACCGTATTTTTTTTTGTGACACTCTCCTTTACTAAATCCCATGTAGATGATTTATCAGTATAATAATATTTATCTGCAACAATATCCTCTAATAGCTCTGTAATCGCCTTTTTCTTAACATCCGGAAAATCCAGAGTGAATTTATCAAAGACTTCCTTGGATTTTAAACAAACAATATAAATGCGTTCTCTATGTTGAGGAATTCCGGTTATTTTTGCAGTATTTAATACTTTAAATCGAATATGATAACCTCTTTTTGACAACTCGTTTTTAATGATTTCGAATGTTTTGCCGTCATCATGTGAAACTAGATTTTTGACATTTTCGAGAACAACACACATAGGACTTCGATGATCAATAATAGCCAATATTTTCCAAAAGACATTCGACCGGACATCTTGAAACCCCTCTTGTCTTCCAGCGATACTAAATGGTTGGCAAGGAAACCCACCTGTTAATATATCATGTTTCGGAATATCTTCTACTTTGATATCATTCAAATTGCCAAGTGTGAGAACGTGAGAGAAATTTTTGTCATATATTTGTTTAGAAGTTTCAACCATATCATTTGCAAAAATACAATCTACTTTACCTGTCTTTTCAAATGCATATGAAAATGCTCCCGTTCCTGCAAATAAATCAATCATTTTATTCCGAGCCGTTCTATCTACTATAGGAATGTCTTGTGTATTGGTCATTGTAGGAACTATCTCATTCAACATATGAATGATTTGGGGTTTTGTTTTATTACTATATCCCTTCAAATTGCGTTCTTTACAAAGGCCGATTAATTCCTGACGAGATTTTTTAGAGTAATCCATTTGATAGGTATAATATATTCATTATATTGTTATTATTCGATTTTATAGTATTTATTGTATATGAAACTCTTTATAAAAACGATAAATAATGTGAAAACCCCAATAGAAGATGTAGATCCAGAATGGACAGTTGCTAGACTAAAAAAATATATCGAAGAAAAAATGGAGATTTCGGCGGTTCAACAAAGGTTATCCTATAATGGAGAACCTTTGGCAGATGTATTTCGAATAAAAACCATTCCTGATGGTGCTGTTATTTATCTAATCCGACAATTTCAATTATTTTGATGGTTTCTATTTGTCATAAAGGAATAATGCAAGTATTATCAATGTGTATAACCAGGATAAAATCCACTACTCTAGATATCAAGTGAAACCGTATTTCCTCGGGAATTATTATTACGTCTTCTCGATCTCTTAGGAATATTACCTCCTTGCATATCTCTAAGACTACTCACAGAAACCATCGAATCCATTCCATATTCACTCAAAACCTCACTTGCCGCGTTATTATTCGACGGCTCTGGTTCTGAATTAAATGAAGGGGGGATAATGGGGTCAGAAACAACACGTGTCTTTAATCCCGACAATATGGAATCAATATCTGTGCTAGGGCCACGCATTTCGGGTCTTTGTATTTGATTATCGGAAATACCACGAGATACTTGTGGAACTGGTTCGCTACGGCCACTGACTGGTCCTGGTGGTGGAATTAGTGGCGAAGCCGTTGTTCCTCGGCCCATTGCTAAATCGGGTCTATTTTGAGGTGGAGAGAACATCTGAGTATTATTTCCAGGTCTTTGTCCCATATTAGGCATTGATTTTGTTTCTACTGGAGCGGGTGGAGGACCCATATTTCTATTAGGACCTTGTCCTTGGTTTTCTTTCATCAAATTATTAGCCATATTGAACCCAGGACTGGCTTGAGACATGGATGAAACAGTTGCATTGGTGAACATCTTCATTAATTCCGGGCTTTGTTTAATAACATCATTAAATGCCGGCGTAGCCGATGAAAGTGCCTTGTTTGTGAAATTGACAACGGCTGCCGAAAATCCTAAACGAAGAATTAGTGAAATCTCCGGTGATAATTTACCACCCTTGTATTTATCATGGAGTTCAGCAAAAATCTCTTCATATGAATCGATATCTTCACTGACTTGTTCTCCCCAACCATCTAGATTGATATCAAATGGATTGAACGCAGCATTGGCATATTCAAGGGAATTCACGGCTGTCATAAACCACCATCCTTGTAATTTAACTGAATCTTTCTTTCGCTTATCTTCCAATGCAGTTTCATATTCATCTTCAATTTCTTCATAAGAACTTTCTAATGTGAAATGCGGATTGTTTTTAATCAACCCCTTTTCATACCATTCTTCTATCTTCTTAATCATCATACGCTTCTTACGACGTTTTTCACGGTCAGAGAGGTTTCCTCCACCTCTTGAAGTAGATTGAGGGATTTCATTGATTTTTGAGAACCCATCCCAGGTTTTAGTATTTCCCATACTATCAACAGTTGCTTGGCCGAGTGCTGGTTCTGCTCCTCCTCCTGAAGAGGGGTCATTGATGGTTTTAGTCTCATTTCCACCACTTGATGTAGAAGAACCCAAACCAAAAAAATTCGAAAAAGAACTCCCTAATCCACCAAGAGTTTTACTATCTCCTCCAGAAGAAGCCGACGCAGATAAGTTATTCAATTCATTTTCTAATTTGTCCAATTCTCCTAAATCGATATTCATCGAGCCAGATGGCGCCTTTTTCTTTTCATTCATCAATAATTCGATACCACCTCCCATAGATGGAGAAGGGTCGTCTAGATTGATTGAAATAGCGTCTAAATCACTTAATCCCAAATCGATGACTTCCATTTATGATATTCTTATAATAATTATTTTTAAGTCTTACGCGGTTATTATTATTTCTTCACGTTTAAGCCACCATACTCCTTGTAAAAAACAATCCGCCAAATCGTCCTTCTTTTTTCTTTCACAAGTTACCCATTGTTCTCCACCATTTAAGATTTTTTTATCGAGAACTTGTTGGCAATAAAAAACACCATCTTTTTTGTGTTCTTTATATTTCTGAGCGTCGGTTTTTTCTTCTTCTTCTTTTTTGTTTTCTTCTTTTTTGTTTTCTTTTTTATTATCGCCATCTTTATCCTCCTTTTTTGAGAACATTTTTAGTTTATTTGCAGAAGAAATGAATTCGATACGAATCCCTTCATAACGCATAATAAAATATTGTGCCAACATTCCCTGAACTGTTTTCATTCTATTTGCTAAAGGAGATATCTGGTTTTCTATGAGAACCACTGAAATATCATCCGGCAATAAATCGCGAAAAATAGTTTTCATAGCTTGTCCTAAAGAAACCATATCGGCATCACCTGCTTTCGATGTTCGCCTAGATACCGGCACCAAACAGTTTTTAGATAAATAATTATCAACCCATAAGAGAACATCTGGTTTTTTCGGTTTTTCGGAAGGAGCATAGGCGAACCCAAATGAGGTTGCTAGCCCGACTAACTCTTCCAATTTCATCTTTTTGACATTCTTAAATCGTGGCTCTGGCAATAACCATTTGTTATCTTTTGCTAAGGATTTTGCATGTTTGTCACAAAGAAATGTCTGGGATTGACTGTATTTAGCTTTATGACCACAAATGGATGGTTCGACTGTTGTTTTAGATTTTTTAGTAGAAATTGTATGATTACATTGTGGTGTTTCTTCAGGTTCTCCTATTAAAGAGAGAACTTTCCAATCTGATATTTTTACTTGAGAACTTGGATTTGTTTCAAAAATACAATATGCCATGTTTTTGATACCTACATCGAAACTGATGATTTTCATTTGTGATATACATAAAAAAGGATTTTATATATAGTTATTTTTCTTATGTATAAATTATTTATCCTAATTACTGTCTGTTTTTTTTACAAAAATCTTCTTTGTAATTCGTAAATCCATTTTTAGCAATTTGTTCGAGTTGGCGCATAACCCATCCCATAGAACACCCAGAATGACCATCCCAGTCTTCATGTATAGCATTAGTTAGTCTAAGTATATCACTACGTTTTGAAAATATAAATGAAGTTCCACAAAAGTATGTGAGAGTTCTCCATCCTTCTAACTGATTGATGACATTATATCCACGAGAAAGCATCATACCTGAATGTTTATCCATAAAACTAAAATCGGGATTATGTGGAAGGTCTATTAGTGTGGGTGGTGGCGGCGGCATAAAATCGGGAGTATCCAAAAGGATATTGTCAGTAGTTGATAAAATATTCATTTAATAGGGAGTGGGTGTGTGATTTGTTTTTATCCATAAAAATAAATCAATTTTCTAACAACGGATGTATTTACCGTTTACTTGCACAACGGATGTATTTACCGTTTACTTGCACAACGGATGTACTTTACTTGAACAACGGATGTATTTACTTAGCAGTTTTATTTTTATAAAGTTCTGCCTGAGTAATTTCAGGAGCAACCATACGGGCTTGTAATTGGTCTCTTGATAAATATAATTCTTTAAGATCACTCTCTACATATCCTTGAGGTTTCTGTTTGTTTTCATAAGAAGGATATATAAAAGGGGTGGAATAACTACCAGATGTAAGGTCAGCATATCTTTTCAAATATCCAGAATCAGTTGCGGTTTGGATACAATTATATTTCATAATTTCCTTAGCGTTCTTTGTAAGATATTGACGATATTGCCAATTTGATTCAACACCGATTTCTCTCAAAAGATGTTCATTGAGAACGGCTTCAGGTTGATAAGAAGCAGTTACAGTGCGACCATCTGACATAAGAGGTGGAAACCCTTCATATTTATTATTGGAATGATATCCTAATGCCGAAGGAGGCAATGACTCTGTTTGATTTGAATATGCAGTGGCATAAGATGTAGGTTCTGATTGAAACATTATATATATCTTATATAATATTTTGATTTATAATAACTTTATTCTTCCAAAAGTCTTATCAATTCCGACTTCTTCATTTTTTTTGTATCAGTTGCTAAACCACGAGTGAGAACCATTGTTCTCAAATATGACACATCCATCTTTTTATAATCAACCTTTTCAGATGAATTTACATTATTCATTTCTTCATTAGTATCTTCATTTATATCTTCATTTATATCTTCATTTATATCTTCATTACTATCTTCATCGTCCAAAACAATATCCTCTTCCTCTAAATCCGCTAAAGGTTCAGATTCATCGATATCATTCATATCTACAGAAATGACTTTTACATTGTCATCATCTTCATCGTCATCAGATAATTCGGTATCAGAAACAACAATCTTTTTGAATTCTTGTTCATCATCTACTACTTCATAGCCAATATCTTCGTCATCTTCTTCACCATCATCTTCGCCATCATATGGTTGAGAACCATTCATTTGAAACATACGAAATAATTCAGGAGGGAAAAGACCACTTGCAGCACCTCCAAAAGGCACAGATGTTGTAAATGCTGGGCCATCAAATGTAGGATCAGAAGGAGGAGTATTCACACTATCACGAATATTCTTCATCTCTTTTACCATCGAATTCATAATTTCAAACATAGTATTACATTTCTCTTCTAATAAAACAAGACGTCCTTTGAAATGATATACAAGCATCATAATCAAAACAAACGTAATGGCTAAACTAATAAAAAAGAATGTCTCTAATAAACTGAAAAATCCCATTTATAATACTTTAATACAATAAAAGAAAAGGCTAAACGAATGCTCTCCGAAGATAATATAATTGTATAATATAATGGATAACTCAATACCGTCATCATCTTCTATTGGATATTCTAGCGAACCTGCCGTTACAAGTGCAGGTGATATCTCAAAGAATGTTCTCATTATCATATTGTCGATTGTTCTAATTTTATCGCTTTTAGGAATAAATATTTTTAATATTTTTGGAAATGCTCTCCAGAATTTTATCGATATTTTCAGTCCAATTGTTTCAAAAGGGTTAGCTGATTTAGGATATGCTTCAGGTAATTTATTAGACCGTTCATCCGATGTTGTTTCTGATACATCCAAAACAGGTATTGATATTTTGAATGGAACTGTTCATTCTGTAGGAGATTTGCTTCTTAAAGCATCCGGTCGCTCAGCCGGTGCCGAACTAGACCAACATATTAATCAACCTCCTACACAACCTCCTCAATCTCCTGTTCCGGACCAAAGCACCAGTCCTATTCAAGCTACTCCTTCCACCTCTAAATCAAATTGGTGTCTAGTAGGCGAATACAATGGCACACGTGGATGTATTAATGTTTCTGACCAAGACAAATGTCTTTCTGGACAAGTTTTCCCAAGCCAACAACAGTGTTTGAACCCCAATCTTTCCCAGAATAAATCATAAAGACCAGAATAAATCATAAAGACCAGAATAAATCATAAAGACCAGAATAAATCATAAAGACCAGAATAAATCATAAAGACCAGAATAAATCATAAATAAATAAATCATAAAGAAAACATAATAAAAACCTATTATTATGTTTTATAAATGTCCAAAAGAACAATTTATCTGTTAGAGCTTGAACAAGGTAAATATTTTCTATTAGCGAGAGAACCCCCCGTTGATTATCCTAATCAAATTCTTGTAGAATCAGTTCTCAAATATGGATATTTAAAAAAATTCAAACCTTTGAAAATAATCGATCAATGGCCCGAAAACCATCCATTAGACCTCGATATATATGTCAAAAAGCAAATGTTAGTAAAAGGTATTGACAATGTCCGTGGTGGTTCATATCTTTCAACTGATTTAACTCCTGAGCAATTATCCTTTTTGACACACGAATTGTTCCCTTTTGTTGAGAACCCTTTGGATAATCCACCGGATGATACCTGTCCCGATATTGTCATAAAGGAATTATTACACTATTATGATACAATCCCATTAACCCAAATCCCTATTCTAAAAAATAGAGTAGAAAAAGATTATGCTACTTTTCTTAGAGAACGTGATGCATTAGCGAATAACAAAATAGATATTAAATGCGCCAGGTCAGAATTAGAGTGGTTATTGGCTAAATGTAGAGAACAAGTCGGTTGTCAAAAAGATACAATCATATATCGACTTATTCATACGGAAGATGTGAGAACTTATCGAAATGTTCTCAACAATTTACATAAAATATATAAAATATTTCATACACTATATAATCGACCATTTGATAATCCATTACACTATGATTTACCATTGGACCATCCTGAATTTCTACTGGATGATTTTATGTATCATGGAAACAGAACACATTTACCGGTCTCAATTGAGAGAATGGAGGGATTATATAACGCATATTCATTCTTTTTGACATATATCGAGAACCGTTTATTAGAAATGAAGTTTGATGTGGCTTCTTGGGGTCCTAATGCTATATGGCGATTTCCTCGCGAGATTTATTTATTATCCAATAAAGAATTATGAAGACGGAACACCACTAACTATTAATGGTCTTATTTGAATATTAGGAGGTATAGGCGGATTACGACTCGTTATTATACAATTGGTTTGGCTCGGAGTAATGCCTTTTGTAACATTGAATACTGTATTTATTGACGGAGGATAATAATAGGTTTGATAAGTGCTATTTGAAGGATAATTAATAGAATAAGAAATGGATAGTTGAAAATCATAAATATAACCTAAAGAAACTGGTAAAACAATATTTGATACATTTATACTACCTAAATAACAAGAACCATTAAAAGCCGCATATTGAGGATTAACACTAATATCGAAAAGAGTTTGACCACTAATAGGATAACCATTGATGTTATATGTTATTCCATTGTTAAGGGTCATTGGTGAATAACTGTAATTTATATTTAAAGAAACCGTATTTAATAAAATTTGGAATGTGAATGGACTGGTTATATTTGTTGGTAAAATACTAGAATTTAATCCACCGGAAAATTGTAACATTAATGGTGTCGAAAAAGAGAACCTATAATTTGGTTGAGTATTGTTAAACATATAAACCGTGAAAATAGTAGGCGTTGAACGAATATTGTACTCGTTTGTATATTGAAATCCGTTTCCATATGGGTCGAGAACCGGATTGATTAATCCATAAGATGCGGTTGTGTTATCATTTACTAAGTTGTAAAGGGGGATTGCAGGGTCGTCATAAAGAAGCATATTACCAGGGACATCAGAAGCACTGGATGGTGTTTTTACTATAACACCCGGAGGACATATATTGAGAACCCCATTTTGCGTATTTTGATTGATGAATTCTTGTGAATATGTGCGTTTTTGATAAGAACCATTGGCAACTTGAGCGAAAATCTGGGCTTTTGTAAGACTATTTGTTTGTGACGACATACGATTACTATTATATTTTAGGATTTCGGCTTTTCTTCGCATATCGAGTTCTGTTTTCGTATAAGGTTGTCCAGTTGCGGGATTGATTTTCAAATAAGGGTTTTGTGCTAGATTATCATATCTATTCGCTGGAATATTGAATAACTGAAATCGCGATTTTTGATTAATAGAATTTAAATATGCAGGATTCGAACAAACACTTGGTGAATTACTACTCATTTATTAAATGTTGAGAACTTGTCATAAAGGTTTATGATAAGTTTATAAGAAACTGTTATACCATGAGGTAGAAATAGAATTAATCATTTGTGGTTCATATGATGCCTGTGTCACGTCTTTTGTATTTGGACCTGCACGAACAATCTGATTGATTTCGACAACATTCAATGCCTTGCTAAAATATTGTAGATTGGACAATAACCCGTTATATCCATTATAAGGACACACATTCACATCATAATAATTTTGTTTTGGGACATTCATCAAATTATGACGCTTTACAAGTGTGCCATTGATATAAGCATCCAAAAATGTATTTTGACAACGAATTGCTAAATGGAAATAATTGACGGGCAAGTTTGAAATATCCACTATCAAATTAGAACTATTAATTGCCGGTGTATCAACCGTGTCCATTAGGATATATAAATGATTGGGTTCATTTGGTGTTCCAAAATATACACCTGGACCATTATTCAATGAACAATAGGAATTGATACCATTATTCGCAAGACTTGCATCACCCTTGACAAAAATAGGACTATGCCATGTAGGTGTGACTGCATTTCCTACACCATCTGGACTGAGACTAACCCAAAGAGACCATGTAAATTCTATTCCTGTTGCCTGATTATTAGACCGAATAAGCGTTTTCGAAGAAGTATCAGATGGATTTTGCTTTATGACAACTTTCTTGGAAGCATTTATTTGACCATTAATAAGTATTGGGTTATTAGATGGTTGTGAGAAATATCCGATAAGTCTTACTACTATGAAGAAGAGTATGACAAAAATAATAATAACTAAAATCAAAAAAACGATTTTGGCAATTATCCCATTTGAGTCCAAAAAACTACTATTTGTTGTATTCACTTGAGCGGGATCACTAAATGATTTTGCGGTTTCTGAAACAGAATTACTAATAGATGTGCCTGCATCAGCAATTGCTTCTCCTGCGTTTTCAAATGTAGAAGGGGGTGGATTTTCTGATGCCATTATACTAAATATATACTATATATTATTATAGAATATATTCACACACATATATATATATATATATAACCTATAAAGAACCCAAAACGAGAGGAGAAACCCCTGCCTACCTTAAAAGACGGATATATCATGCACATTATTACCATTTTTAATAACAATATCCATATTATAACCTTGTCCCCAGATACTCGATTGTTGTCCATTACCCTTCATATATGTATTATAAATATCTCCTGCAGTAAGCGGACTATCCCATCTTGAAAGTTGCGATAAAACCACTGGACTTCCTGATTGTCTTACAGTAATTCCATCATCCATTGTCGTGCCTTGGCCTCCAAACGAGAATGTGGCACCAGCATTAGGGTCTTTTGGAGCTTGTGCCATATATGTGCCATTCACTCCATAAGAAGTGTTATTACTAATATTTACGGCTGTCATAAACTTGCCATTTAAATACCCTTCAATATAATTATAAGATGCACAAACAACTACATAAACCCATTTTTGAATTGGGAAAGAATCATTTGTTAAATTCAATAACACTGGTAAAACAGTTGTTCCACCGCCAATTTTGTTTACTAAAACATCGGCATATAGATTATTTCCATTGGTATCCATTCTTAAACTAAATAAACTATTTGGACCGTTATAATTTGCATCCCCATACATCAAAAATCTGCCAATTTGAGGAGTAAAATTCTGAACATATACCCATACACCTACTGTATAATTTGTGCTATAAGGATTTGTAATAGATGATGAAGGAATTTTTGCTACAGGTTGGGTCAAATCAACTGATTTTACAATTACTGGAACCGCAGTTACGATAGTGTATACGTAATATATAAGAAATACTACTATGATTCCTAAAATAATAATAAAATAATTCATACTATATATATGTCTTATAAAAATATATTTTTATAGGACCTACTTGGAAGTAATCATGACGGTTAAACCGATAATACACGGAGCATGGTTAAACCGGAAATACACGGAGCATGGTTAAACCGGAAATACACGGAGCATGGTTAAACCGGAAATACACGGAGCATGGTTAAACCGGAAATACACGGAGCATGGTTAAACCGGAAATACACGGTTTATACCGGTGGGTTTTGTATAACCAGCAAATTATAATTATATACCAATGCCATCTTTGTGACAGGCTCTTTATAATACACTATATTGCATATAGAACCATATAGACCATCTCTATTTGAATTATTGGCGCCTTTTACCCCATCAGCTGTCATTACTAAATTCTCTTCCAAATTTCCAATAGATATACGACTATTGTTTTTTACAATCGGAATAGGCTTACTAATTCCATCATATGTAAAAGAACGTTCTAAATTACCATTCACAAACATATCCACAGTAGTTTGATGAACCATTGGACGTATCAATGTCGGTTTCGGTGTCTTATAAAAATAAGATAATAGATACTGCCACATTGATAGTTCAGGTGGTTTGGAACTCGGCCCAGGAGTCCCTGTTGAACTAGGTGCATCTGTATCATATGTCACATAGTTGAATACGAAATTATGCCATTTCTGTAGGGGTAATGACATCGGAAATGCCTGTTCTCCCACATACATAATAAAATCGTTATTTCCTTGGTCAGCATTCGAATATGTAAGTTTTATATGTGTGTTTCCAGAAGCGTCTAAAAGAGAAAATATTGCGCTCTCTTTTGCATATCCCGGTTTATTATTAGCACCAGGATTGACATATGCCCACATAGACAATCCGAAATTATTCGAAATATCCACCGGGGTTTTCAAAGGCATCCCTGTATTTAACATTGCAGGTTCTTCTAATAAAACCACTTTATCGGGAAATATTTTGCTATTTACAAAAGGTATCATAAAGAAATATATCATTAACAAAATAACTTCAATGGCAAATAAAACCACCAGCGTATTCGAAAACGTCGAATATTCCTTTATGACAGCTCCGACGGCATCGCGAATTAAACACGGGATATAAAACAAGAAATTAATAAAGAACCCGGTCCATCCAGTCATTTTACGCAGAGTTCCTGAAAAAATAGTATAGACAATTGATAATCCAAAAAGAAAAATAGCGGCAATCACAATATACAACAAATATACATTGAAAATATATTGGGATAAAGTGGTCTGTAGGAAATAATAACAGGCATATATAACAATCCCTGCAAATAAGGCACCAAAAGCAACATATGAAACTGTTGTAGGGTCATATAGAGATAATGATAATAGAATGAATAGAGCAATGACGGGAACTACAATCATGAATATGTTAGATAGGAAATTCTTGGTTCCTGCTTTCGGGTCATTTCCGGCTAAAACAATATGAGAATATATGAAATAAAGAACGGCTATAATAGATAAATACGTTATTACTGACAAAAGAGGAGAACTAAGCATTCATTATATATTTATGAAGATATAATTGAATTGTCATAAAGGAATATCATTTTACACCTTTGCACCTTTAAATCCTTGAAGAATTAAAATGGGACATTTTAATTCTCCAAGGGTCAGATATCAGTAACGATTTGATACAAAATTGGCAAAAGCCAATTTTGTATATTCATAAACGGCTTAACGCCGTTTATGAATGAAATGACGCCCCTATGGGGCGTCCCATTTTAAATCTTCACTGGTATAAAATGGCGATAAAATGACCACACTCAATATACTCACAAATTTTCCATATATGTTTTGCTGGCATGACATTCTCTACATACCGCTGCAAGATTATCAATATGGTTTGAACCTCCATGTTGTAAGGCCAGAATATGGTCAACTTCATAGAATGCAGTTAATTGCTGTTGGCATTGCTTGCATTTCCATGATTGACGAGCGGCAACAAATCGTTTTTTCGATTCGCTTACAGACCGTTTTACTCTTTCGCCTGGTCGAGCAATACCTGACATTTGTATTTTTTGCTGTTGTCTTAAATGATCTACTGGTAGGACTGGAACAGACCCTCCATACATCGACTGTGATTGATTGAAATCTTGACGACTTGTGAAATCCAAAATAGGGCTTAAAATAGATGATGTGCCCTTATCTATTGGCATATATTTCAAATAGTCATTTGTGGTTGATAACATAGCACCGATATTAAGGGGGTTCTTTTTAATCATAAAATAAATAATGAACCCACCTAATGCAATAGCGGCCATCTGATAATATTTTTTGAACTGAAATGCCATTTTCAAGTATTTTCCATCTGTATAAGTATTGAAAATAAGCAAACCGGTTATAATAAAAATAAATATTTCTATACGCATATGTTCTCTATATTATAGAAAGAAATTGTATATTAACCTTACTTATAGTTCAAGTAAATCAAAAAGAATAAAATAAAAATAACAACCCCTATAACAGCTATTTTACGCCATTTGATTGTTTCAGAAAGAACAATCGGTTTCGGCCGATATTCTGCCAAATAGTTCTCTAAAGCGGAAGCGAAAGATATTTCTTCTTTTCCCAACAAATGGTTTATTTTATTATGAATAAAATGCACCCATCTTAAAAACGAATCACGGTTGTCTAAATAGGGCGAAACCGGATAACGGTCTAACAAATGACTAAATTTATTTCCCAATTCCGCATTCGGTATAAAGAGTGGCAGATTACTAATAAAATCATAATATTTCCTTTTTGTGACAGAATTAGGAGTATCTGGATAACCCATTGCTAAAGTTGTCATAAAGAACCAATAATGTGGGCCCCATATCACTGGATCTAATTCGTGTGTTGATGAAGATGCCATGAATAAACTATATAGAAGGTTTGGATTATAATAACGCAATGGAACCGTCATGTGGCAATTGTGGCAAATCCGGACATAATTTTCATCAATGTAAAATGCCTATTATCAGTATGGGGATTGTAGCTTTTAGATTTGACTCTAATGGAGAACTACAATTTTTGATGATTAGACGTAAGGATACTTTAGGATTTATGGATTTTATGCGAGGGAAATATTCGATATATAACAAAGAATATCTGGTGAATTTGTTGAATGAAATGACTATTTATGAAAAAACGAGTTTATTAGAATGCGAATTTGATGAATTATGGTCTCAATTATGGTGTAATCAGTCGGGACAATATAAACAGGAAGAGCAGTCTTCTAGAGAGAAATTCGAGGCTCTTCATTCGGGAATTATGACAAATAAAGAAATCTATACACTGGCTTCTCTTATAGATGAATCAAATATGTGTTCTCAATGGAAAGAAGCCGAATGGGGATTTCCAAAAGGTCGTCGTAATTATAATGAAAAAGATATTGATTGTGCATTACGCGAATTTGCTGAAGAAACTGGTTACCATGGTCATAAACTCATTGAAAATATTCAACCATTTGAAGAGGTGTTTATGGGGTCGAATTATAAATCTTACAAACACAAATATTATTTGATGAAAGTGGAGCAACAAGAGGGACGTCCTTTTGATAAAACTGAGGTAAGCAAAATAGAGTGGAAAACATATGATGAATGTTTGGCTTCCATTAGGTCCTACAATTTAGAGAAAAAACGTGTGATTGAAGATATTTACAAGTGTTTGACTACATTTGTATTATCTAATTGACCCTTTATAGTTATCGCTGTATTCTCTACATTATTTTATCCATATATTTTAAGCTATATGGATAAAGAAAAACCTGTACGTTGTAAAAATGGAGAACGTTTTAATAGAAAAACAGGAAAATGTGAAAAAATGTCAGATGAATTAATGAAACATAAACAATCTATGAGAAATAAAAAGAAAGGTGTTGTTTATGACGAAGAAGGAAATAAGATAAAACCTCCCAAATGGGGAACTCGGAAAAAACGAATTTCTTTGGTTTCAAAAGATGATGTCAAAAAGAATGATAATGAAGAAAATAATATTGATGAAATTGTAGAAGCCTCTATTGATGAACCCGAAGAAATTGTTGAAAAAAGTCTATCATCTGTTGAAGAAATTCCTGAGAACATTCGTTCCATTTCATCATCATCTTCAGATGAAACTATATCTGACTTTGCTTTGCCATCTTCAGATGAAACTATATCTGACTTTGCTTTGCCATCATCATTGTCATCTTCATCATCATCTTCATCTTTACCATCATCATCGTCATCATCATCAGATGAAACTATATCTGACTTTGCTTTGCCATCATCAGACGAAACCATATCAGAAAAGGAGGATACAGAAAATGAACTATATCCAACTCTAGACGATCCTAAATTCAGTGCTAAAATTGCTCAAAGAAAAGAATTCGCTGATACAAAATATGATGGTGTCATAAAGGATATTAGAGAACAATCCAATCGTCTCTGTAATGCTCCTTTCGAACTTTTACCTCACCAACTATTTGTCCGTAATTTTCTTTCTTTTCAGACACCTTATAATAGTCTTTTGTTATATCATGGTTTAGGTTCTGGTAAAACATGTAGCGCCATTGGAATTGCAGAAGAAATGCGTGGCTATATGAAACAAATGGGAATCACAAAGAGAATTATTATTGTAGCTTCGCCAAATGTTCAAGACAATTTCCGGCTACAACTATTTGATGAACGCCGATTAGAACAATTACCGGATGGAACATGGAATCTTAATACTTGTATTGGTAATTCTCTTTTGAATGAAATAAATCCTACAAATTTACAAGGATTGACACGTGATAAAATAGTTTCACAAATTCGCTCACTTATCAATAATTATTATGTCTTTATGGGAAATAAAGGCGAATTTGCCAATTATATTCGCAAAGCCATTTCTGTTCCCACTGATGCTGGATATACACCAGCCGAAGCCGCAGCTTTAAGGGACCGCAAAATAAAAGCTCATTTCAATAACCGTCTAGTTATTTTAGATGAAATCCATAATATCCGTATTAGTGATGCTAATAAAACCAAAATGACATCGATGTTATTAAACGAAATCGCCAAAAAAAGCGATAATATGCGTTTGTTATTATTATCAGCAACACCTATGTATAA